CATCGGCGTGGGAGCTGCTGGTTAAGGCGGGCTTTGCCGACGAAGCCGAAGTCGCGCGGGCCAGAGGGCGAAATCCGCAGGAACTCAAGCGGGGCCGCAAGGCTGAGGTGGAGACAAACCGGGAGGAAGGGCTGGTGTTCAGCTCGGACGCCTTTCACGAAATGTACGGGAAGAATCAGCCCAATGAACAAACGAACAGCAAGCCAAAAGCGGCCGCCTCTGATGACCCCTCGGGCGTCGATTCTGGGGGCGGGCAGCTCGACTGACAGCTGGTATTCGATCCGGGCAGCCGCGCAACGTGGCTCGGCCGTCATCGAGATTTTCGGCGATATCGGCGCTTGGGGCATTACTGCCAAGCAGTTTGCCCAAGACCTCAAGGCGGTGGGTGACGTGTCACACATCGACTTGCGGGTTAACTCGCCCGGCGGCGATGTGTTCGACGGCATCGCTATTTACAACATGTTGCGCACGCATCCGGCGCGCATCGAAGGCTCGGTCATGGGGCTGGCGGCCTCGATGGGTAGCGTGATCTTGATGGCTTGCAACGTCATCAAGATGCCCGCCAATTCCATGCTGATGATCCACAAGCCGTGGGGTATCCAAGGCGGTGACGCGGAAGACATGCGCCGCTATGCCGAGCTGCTGGACAAGGTGGAGGGGTCGTTGGTGCAAGCCTACGTCGCCAAGACGGGCAAGACGCCCGAAGAGGTCCACGCGCTGTTAGACGCGGAAACCTGGATGACCGGGACGGACGCCGTGGAAATGGGTTTCGCGGACGAAATTCTGGAGCCGTTACAGGCTTTCGCACAAATCAATTCACATCGTATGCAGGAATTCCAAAACATGCCGGATTCGTTCAAAGCTTTGTTCACCCCACGCGGCTCGGTGACTCCCCCAGCTGCACCCGCTACACCCCCGGCCCCGGTGGCAAGCGTCCCGCCAGTCGCGATCAATGAAGCGGAAATCGCCGCTCGCGTCCTGGCCGCCGAAGCCTCGCGCCGCAACACCATTACCGCCTCGTTTGGTGGCTTTGCCGCGCACGCGGAGTTGATGAACGCGTGCCTCAATGACATGACCTGCACGCCGGATCAGGCTAACGCCAAGCTGTTGGCTGCACTGGGTGGCGGCACGACGCCGAGCGGTAGCGTGCTGCCGGCGTCCCACGTCCATTCCGGTAACGGCAACATCGTCGGTGACTCGGTGCGCGCTTCCCTGATTGCGCGTACCGGGCACGGCCAGATGGAAGCCAGCAACGGCTACAACTACATGTCGTTGCGCGAGCTGGCCCGCGCTTCCTTGGCAGACCGTGGCATCGGCATTGCGGCGTATAACCCGCTGCAAATGGTCGGCCTGGCGTTTACCCACGACTCCAGCGACTTCGGCAATATCCTGATGGATATTGCGGCCAAGTCACTGTTGGCTGGCTGGGAAGGCTCCGAAGAAACCTTCCACCTGTGGACCAAGAAGGGCGAGTTGAGCGACTTCAAGCCCGGTGCCCGTGTCGGCCTGGGTGAGTTCCCCGCATTGCGCGAGGTGCGTCCGGGTGCAGAGTACAAGCACATCACGGTCAGCGACCGCGCCGAAACCATCCAGCTGGCGACCTACGGCGAGATTTTCAGCATCACTCGTCAGGCGATCATCAACGACGACATGTCGGTGCTGAAGGATATCCCCATGAAAATGGGCATGGCCGCGAAGGCCACCATTGGCGATCTGGTGTATGCGGTGCTGACCGGCTCGACCAAGATGCGCGACGGCAAGCCCCTGTTCCACGCGGACCGTAAAAACCTGTTCACTGGCGCAGGCTCGGCGCTGTCCATCGAATCGCTGTCGGCGGCCAAGCAGGCGATGGCGTTGCAAAAGGGCAACGTCGACGGCAAGGCGCGCAGCCTGAACATCCGCCCTGGGTTCGTACTGGTGCCGATTGCCCTGGAAGACAAGGCCAATCAGATCATCCGTTCGGCTTCGGTGCCCACTGCCAACGTCAACGCCGGCGTCGACAACCCGATCCGCAACTTTGCGCAGGTGATCGGTGAGTCTCGCCTGGACGATTCGTCGTCGACTGGCTGGTATCTGGCCGGCAAGCAAGGTGCCGACACTGTGGAGGTGTCTTACCTCAATGGTGTGGATACGCCTTTCATCGACCAGACCGAGGGTTTTACCTCGGACGGCGTAGCCACCAAGGTGCGTATCGATGCCGCCGCCGGCGCGCTGGACTATCGCGGCCTGACCAGCTCGACCGGCGCATAAGTCCGGCCCGCTGTAAGCGGTCCTTCCCATGCCCCGCCCAGTGCGGGGCTTGTTGTTTCTGCAATCTGGAAAATTACATATGTCGAAGAATTACGCGGGTAATGGTGAGACGGTGACCTTCGTTGCCCCAACGGGCGGCGCGGTGGCCGGTGTGCCGGTGGCGGTGAATGATCTGGTGGTCCTACCACTGCAATCGGGTGTCAAGGGCACCCCGCTGGTGGGTCGCACGGGCGGCGCGTGGACCGTGCCAGCGGCCGCCGGCCTCAAGCAGGGCCAGAAGGTCGGCATTCTGAACGGCGGCCTTGTCGCGGCCGCCACGGCTGACGCGGTGTACTGCGGCAAGCTGACCAGCGATACGGTCAACGGCTTCGCTGAATTCCTGTTGATTCAGTGATGGGGGCCGCTCGCTTTCGTGAGCAGGCGGCCCGCATGGACGCCCTGCTGGTGGATCGGCTGGGCGACCGAGCGCTGACCGCAGACGGCACCGAGGTGGCGGGGGCTTTCTTTTCGCCGTACTTCGGGCAGGAAGTGAAGGGCGGCACCCACAAGATCGGGGTCGTAGCGAACGCTGATGAAGTGACGCAGCCCACCTTTACCCTGCGCGCTGTTGATGCGGCCGCCTTCAAAAAGGGCTCTCTGCTGACCGTGGATCTGCCGGATGAGGAGGGCGGCGGCGTATACGTCGTTGTGCGTCTCACCCCGGACGGCTGCGGCATGGTTGGCTTGGAACTGAGGTTTGAACGTGAACGAGCTGGAAGCGTTACACCAAGCGATGACCCAGACCATCAAGGCGGCCTTGCCTGAAAAGGTTGTCGTCGATGCGTTCCCGGATCTGCACGACGGCTTCAATCTGCCGGCGGTGTTCTTCGGCATGACGGGTTTTGTGCCTGGGCCTGACAACGGCACGGGCCTGTCATGCATCCGGGGTAAGTTTCAGGCGGTGATTCTGGTCGACCCAAACTTGCCTTATGCGTCCTTGGCGGCCATGTGGTTGGGCATGCGGCTGGTCACCCTGTTGCGTGCCCAATACTGGGATCTGGACTTCGTCGATGCTGTTCAGGACGTGCTCGGTGAGCCGGACAACACCAACCCGGCGTTGGCCGCCTTCGAGGTGTGGGGCGTCTCATGGACGCAAGACTTCTACGTCGGCAATCTGGCTGAGTGGCCTTTTCCTGAGATTGTGCCGGTTCCAGTGGACCCACTGCCCGGGCCGGCCGAAGTCGAAACCGAGGTTGAGGTGGTGCTGCCATGAGTCGGGAGGTAATGCAGGCTCATGACCGGATGCTGGGGGTGATGGTCACTCAAGGCGACGTCGTGGCGGTGGATCTGGTCGCGGGCAAGGTGCGCATCAAGGCGCTTGAATGGGTGAGTCCTTGGGTTCGCTGGCACGCGCTGGCGGCTGGCAAGGCGCGGCACTGGCGGGCACCCAGTCTGAACGAGCGCGGGACATTGTTCTGTCCCAGCGGGAACCCGTCGCTTGGCCGCTTTGTCCCTGGGCTGTACAGCGATGCAGGCCCCCAGCCAGACAACCGCGATCATGTGGAGGTCTGGCGGTTCGACGACGGCGGCTCGCTCGTCTACGACTGGGCGGCCAAGACCTACGATATTCAGCTGCCCTCGGGCACGGTCACGATCAAGGTCGGTGGCTCGACCGTGAAGGTCACAGACGATCAGGTCGAGGTTGAATCGGCAGCGATCAAGCTGACTGGTCCGACCGAGATAGTCGGAACGTTACGCGTAACGGGTGACATAACCGGTTTGGGCAAGATCATCGACACGGGCGGCAACACGCCCAACCACAAACACTGATTTTCCCTTTTCATCGACCCGCCCGGTGCGGGTTTTTTTATGCCTGGAGATAAGCCGATGGCTACGACAACCGCGAAGAAAAAAGACGCCGCTGCGGACGCTGCAAGCCCCATCGCCGTGGAGGCGGCGACGGGCCCTGATGTAGCGCCTGCACAGGCGCAACAGGCGGTCGTGTTTCGCGACAAGGAATTTACTTCGCGCACTCTGTTCATGCCCGATCAGCGCCCGGTTGTCGTGGCCGCTGGCCGCGTGACGACGGCCGATGCCAACGTGGCGGCCTTCCTTCAAGGCCACAAGGACTTTGAGCGCCTGGAGTAAGCCAGATGATCGGGATGGATCGGCGCACGGGCCAGCCGCTGAGTGGGCTCGGCCATGTGTTGCAGTCTCTCGAAGACATTTTGACGACGCCGCTGGGCAGTCGCCGTATACGCCCGACCTATGGGTCGGGTATCCGGCGGTTTGTGGACTTGCCTGTCAACGAGGGCTGGAAAGGGGCTGTGCAAGCCGAGGCGGCCCGCGCAATACGCCTTTGGGAGCCTCGAATAAATCTTGAGGGCGTGCAGGTCGTTGCGGTGGTCGGCGGAAAAATCACCTTCCGGTTGCGCTTCGCGTACCTGGGCGAAAGCCAGATCAAGGAGATAACTGCATGAGTACCGTAGACCTGTCGTCGTTGCCGGCACCGGACGTTCTGGAGGATCTGGACGTTGAAGAGATCTATGCCGAGGAACTGGCAAACTTTCGGTTGCTCATGGGGGAAGCGTGGAGCGCGCCGCTTGAAAGTGAGCCAGTGGTAAAGCTTTTAGAGCAGGCTGCCTACCGCAAGCTGAGCAATCGGGCGCGGGTCAACGACGCGGCAAAGGCGCTGCTGCTGCCGTTCTCCAAACGCAAGGATCTGGACCAGCTGGCCGCCCGGGTCAACCTCAAGCGACTGGTCGTTCAAGCGGCAGATAACACGGTTGTGCCCCCGGTGCTGGAGGTGTTGGAGGTAGACGACGCCTTGCGTGAGCGCATCCAGCTTCGCTATGAGGGGCTGACGACGGCAGGGCCACGGCAAAGCTACATCCTGCACGCCCGGAATGCGTCGGGCCTGGTTGCGGACGCCACCGCTGAAAGTCCCTCGCCGTCAACGGTGGTGGTAACTGTCCTCGCATTGAACGGCCGCGGCGAGGCTGACGCCGAGTTGCTGGATACGGTTAAAGCCGCCCTGAGCGATGACGATGTGCGTCCGCTGGGGGATCGGCTGATTGTTCAAAGTGCGCAGGTGCTGCCTTATCGCATCGAGGCAATCTTGCACATGGAGGGGGTTGGGGCTGAAAACGAAGCCATCTTGAATGACGCGACCAATCGACTGGGGGCCTGGATTAATCCTCGCAAGCGATTGGGGGTCGAGGTGGCGCGTTCGGCTATCGATGCCCAGTTGCACATCACGGGCGTGCGGCGCGTTGAACTGGTGGGGTGGCAAGACATTTTCCCAACCAAGGAACAGGCGGCCTTCTGCACCGGCTTTAGCGTAGTGCGGGGTAGCTGACATGAGCAGTTTGCTGCCGCACAACAGTACACCCCTTGAGAGGGCGTTGGAGGCCGCCACGGCGGATGAAACGCCTGTCCCCCTGCGCAGCATTTACGACCCGGCGACGTGCCCTGTGCATTTGCTGCCGTATCTGGCGTGGGAGTGTTCGGTAGACAGGTGGGATGAGAACTGGTCGGAGTCTGTGAAGCGAGCGGCGATCAGCGCGTCGTTCTACATCCATGAGCACAAAGGCACGTTAGGTGCGATTCGTCGCGTGGTCGAGCCGCTGGGTTACCTGATTGACGTGGTGGAGTGGTGGCAGAAAGTGCCGGAAGGGGTGCCGGGCACCTTCGCGCTCAAGGTCGGCGTATTGGATAAAGGCATCACGGACGAGATGTATTCGACCCTGACGGACTTGATCGACGACGCCAAGCCGCTCTCCCGGCACCTGATTGGGCTCGATATCAGCCTTGAAACCACGGGCCAATTCTTCATCGGTGCGAGTTGCTACGACGGCGACGAAATCACCATAGATCCCCCGCAACAGCGTGACATTGAAGTCACCGGCAACATCTGGCGCGGCGGGCGTATACACACCATAGATACGGTGGAAATCTACTCATGATCGATCAGAACAGTCAGTTCTTTGCGATCCTCACGGCGGTGGGGGAGGCGAAACAGGCCAATGCCGACGCCCTGGGGATTCCCTGGACCTTTTCACAAATGGGCATTGGCGACGCAAACGGCACCGACCCTGTGCCGGACAGGCTGCAAACAAAGCTGATTAATGAGTGGCGGCGAGCCCCGCTGAACCAACTCAAGCCAGACCCTGCAAACCCCAGCATCATCGTGGCTGAGCTGGTGATTCCGGCCGAGGTCGGGGGTAAGTGGATTCGCGAAGTCGGCTTGTACGATTCGTCGGGCGATCTGGTGGCGGTTGCCAACTGCCCGCCCAGCTACAAGCCGTTGCTGGCTCAAGGATCGGGCCGCACGCAGACTGTGCGAATGAACTTGATCGTCAGCGGTACGGCTAATGTCGAGCTGAAGATTGACCCGTCCGTGGTACTCGCCACCCGCGCCTTTGTCGACCAGCGCATTGTTGAGGAAATCAACAAGCTTGACGCCAAACAGTCAGTCCGAGTTGCAACGGTCGCCGCAATCACCTTGGCCGGGGTGCAGACGATTGACGGGGTATCGGTCATCGTGGGCGACCGGGTGCTGGTGAAAAACCAGTTCGACGCCAAGGACAACGGGATCTATTCGGTGGTTGCTGGCGGCTCGTGGGCGCGGGTAGCGGATGCCGACAGTAACCTTGAAGTAACGCCCAGCCTCATGGTCAGCGTCGAGCAGGGCGCGACGCAGGCCGATACGCTCTGGCAGCTGACGACCGACGCGCCAATCGTGCTCTCTACCACGCCCCTGACGTTCGAGCGGGTAGCCGGCCCTAATGGAGTGGTGCCTGGAACGTATCGTCAGGTCACAGTGGACCGGCGCGGGCTGGTGATAGCTGGGGGCAACCCCACTACCTTGAGCGGCTATGGCATCACCGATGCATACAGCAAGGCCGAGGTCGATAGCAGGACCGCGCAGTTTCAGACCAAGCTTGGCTACACGCCGGTGCAGCAAGGAACAGGGGTGGGTCAGTCGGGCAATCCGATAAAAATCGGCTGGTCAGGTACGCACATCAAAGCGACCGTCGATAGCCAAGACATGGGCAATCTGTGGTATTCGGGTAACTTCGACCCAAACGGGAAAGCCAATTGGGGCTCTACGCTTGCGGCCTACGGCATCACAGACGCTTACACCAAAGCTGAGGCGGATCTGCGGGACTCGCAACGGCCTTTATCTGACAGTATCAGTTATGTTGGATTGAGCGGCGGTGTGTTGGGACAGCCTTACATGCGTCGCGCAAGTAACTCTGATATCTGCTGGCTTCAAACGAAACTTGAATTCAACCCAGTTCAGCAAGGCACGGGAATTGGGCAGCTTCAGAACGTGGTTAAAATTGGTTGGTCTGACAACGGTCTGAAAGTGACTGTAGACGCCTCTGACCAAGGCCGAATGTGGTACGCATCCAACTTTGACCCGAACAGTAAAGCTAACTGGGGCTCGACTCTTGCGGCCTATGGCATTGTTGATGCTTTCTCAAAAACCGAGGTTAACCAATTAGTCTCAACGCGCGCGGCGGCTGATTCAATCAGTGCGGTGGGGTTTGCCGGCAACAACGCCGATTTGCCTTATATGCGGCGGGCGTCTGACGACACAGTCTATTACTTGCAGCGCCGTCTAGGCTTTACGCCGACAGAGCAGGGCGGCGGCCCTAACATGACTAGTAACAAACTCCGCATAGGCTATAACGGGGCGGGTAGCCTTCGTGTCCAAGTAGACACTACGGACATCGGAGATTTGATTTCCGATAACAACCTTTCAGCAAAACTTGCCGCGCTTGGCCTTAGTGCTATTGGTCAATATGCCTTTGCGCGAGTTCTTAACGGTATTGGCTCCATTAACCAAGGGGCTTTGGTTCCGGGGACGAATCTGATTTACAGCTCTACCAGTGGATCGGACGGCGCATCTAACCAAACTGGTCTGATTAACGTCGGTACATGGCGAGTTCATGGAGCGTTCACCAGTGGTGAGCGAACCCTATTTCAACGAGTATCATAAGGTTTGACTATGTTGACAGTATTAAGCGCCCGGCAACCACGCTGGACTAACCTTGAGCATACTGCAATTCAATTGCTGGTAACGTTCGAGGAAAATAAAGACGTATACGGTGAAATGCCTTTTGCCGCCTCGCCAAATGATACAGAGCCGCATGGTGTGGATTTATATAACCGGGCAGTCGCCGGTGAATTTGGCGAGATTCAGGAGCCGACTCTTGAAATGATTGCGGCGCTGGTGATGTGTCAACGTGGTGATATGTCCGCCGCAACCACGACCAAAATCAACGAGCTGGCGGCGACGCTGGATATGTTGCAAGACGCAGTGTCGTTGAAAATGGCGACAGACCAGCAGATCAAGCTTTTGCCGGCGGTACAGGCTGAACTCAATGCGCTGCGTTTGTATCGTGTGGGACTGGCCCAGCTCGACACGCTGCCTGGCTACCCCACGTCTTTCGAGTGGCCGACACCGCCCGCCTCGCCGTTTGTGTACGAGCCGCCGGCCCCGGAGGAACCTCCTTTTCAGGGCGTCAGTGAAGACGAATTGCCCAAGACCTAACGCCCCGCTCTGACGGGGCGTTTTCTTTTCCCCGTTACGCGTCACGCATACCCCACAACCCCGCCCTGCGGGGTTTTTTCGTTTCTGGAGAAACGCTTTATGGCTGGTACTGATTTTTTCCACGGCGTCACTGTTACCCCGGTGGACACTGGCGCACGCACGATCTCGCTGCCGTCGTCCTCGATCATCGGGTTGGTCGACACGTTCTCGCCCGGGCCGCTGGCGTCGGGTATCCCTTCCGCAACGGCGGGCGTTCCGGTGTTGCTGACCACTGAGCGCGAGGCCATTGCCGCGTTTGGCGAAGGCTCGGCCATTGCTCAAGCGGCGCAAGCCATCTACACCCGCGCCAAGGCCGTGATCATCGCTGTAGGCGTTCAGGAAGGCGCAGACGCTGCCGAGCTGACGTCGGCCATCATTGGTGGCGTTAAGGCGTCGGGACAGCGCTCGGGGCTCCAGGCGCTGCTGGATGGCAAAAGCCTGTTCAACGCCCAGCCGCGTCTGCTGATTGCGCCGGGCCACTCCCGTACGCAAGCCGTCGCCACGGCGATGGATGCGCTTGCCGGCAAGCTCGGCGCAATCGCGATCATCGACGGCCCTGGTACTACCGATGAGGCTGCCTTGGCGTACGCCAAGAACTTCGGCAGCAAGCGCCTGTTCATGGTCGATCCGGGCGTGCAGTTCTGGAGCACGACCAAAAATGCCACGGTCGACGCGCCGGCCTCGGCTTGGACCGCTGGCCTGTTCGCCTGGACTGACGCGACCTATGGTTTCTGGGCGTCGCCGTCCAACAAGGAGTTTGTCGGCATCACCGGCACGACCCGTGCTGTGGAGTTTCTGGATGGTGACCCGACCTGCCGGGCCAACCTGCTGAACAAGGCCTTCATTGCGACGATCATTCGCGACGACGGTTTCCGCCTGTGGGGCAACCGCACGCTGTCGAGCGATCCGAAATGGTCCTTCGTCACGCGTGTGCGAACGCAAGACATGGTCATGGCCGCAATCCTGTACGGCCATAAGTGGGCTGTCGACCGCTCCTTGACCAAGACCTACATCAAGGACGTTACCGAAGGCCTGAACAACTTCATGCGCGACCTGAAAAATCAGGGCGCGGTCATCAATTTCGAAGTGTACGTCGACACCGAAAAAACCACGGCCAGCCAGTTGAGCGAGGGCCGGGCGTTCTGGCGCATCCGTTTCACCGACGTGCCACCTGCTGAGAACCCGACTTTCGAGGTCGAGGTTACGGATCAGTGGGTTACTGAAATTCTCGACGCCAAAGCCTAAGGGGGCCAATTCATGATTCCGCAAACATTGTTCAACACCAACCTGTTCATCGACGGCATCAACTTTCGCGGCGATATCCCCGAGCTGACGCTGCCGAAGATGACAGTCAAAACCGAGGCCTACCGTGCAGGTGGTATGGATGCCGAGATTGACATGGACATGGGTCTGGAAAAGCTCGAAGCGTCGTTCACGGCCAACGGCCTGCGCAAGGACGCTATGAAGTATGTCGGCCTGGCTGACGGCATGGCCTTCAACGCGTCGTTCCGGGGTTCGTTCAGAGCGCAAAAAGGGGAATTCACCGGCGTGATTGCAACCCTGCGCGGCATGCTCAAGGAAGTTGACCCGGGGGGCTGGAAGGCAGGTGAAAAAGCCGAGTTCAAATACAGCGTCAGCGTCGCGTACTACAAGCTGGAGATCGATGGCGACGTGATGTACGAGATCGATCCACTCAACTCTATCCGCGTGATTGATGGCGTGGATCAACTTGCCGAAATGCGCAACCAACTGGGCCTGTAAGGATTCAATATGCAAACTGAAAACACTGCTGCAAACCTGAACGGCCCAGTTGGCGATACACCCGCTTGGCTCCAAGTGACTGACGAAAACGCGATCATCACGTTGTCGACGCCGGCGGTCCTGAACGGCATCAAGCTGGACCGCATTACGTTGCGATCCCCAAGCGTGTCCGAGGTCCGGGCCTGCCAGAAGCAGGCCGGTAACGATGATGAGCTGCTGGACGACATTCTGTTTGCCAGCTTGGCCGAAGTCGGACTCAAGGACATTCAAGGGCTCAAGGTGAAGGACTATAAGCGCGTGCAGGCCGGTTATTTTCGCCTGGTCGGCGAGGACTAAGTTCGACCCTGCGCTACTGCGCACAGTTGCCAAGCGGCTCGCCCGGGAGACAGGTTTCTCCCGGGCTGAGATTGAGTCAATGCCGTTTTACGACATGGTCTGGTGGCTCATGGATTGAGCCGCCACGTTCGTATGCGTCTGTAACAGGGGCCATCTATGGCGAAGGAATTAGCGATTGGACTGGTGATCGGCGGCGCGGTCAGCTCGTCCGTGAAGTCGGCGTTCAAGGACGTTGAGGGCCGCGTTAAACGGCTCGACACTATCGCGGGCAAGGCCAAGACGCTGCAATCGTTCATCGGCGAAACCAAGCGTCTACAGGATGAATGGCGCAAGGCTCACGCAAGCGGGTCGGCGGGGGCGGATGGCCTGCGCCGCAAGCTGGAGGCGAACCTGTCTTCCCTGCGTCGTCAGGGGGTGGAGGTCCGCAACCTGGGCAAGGCCTATGAGGAACAGGGCCGCAAGGCACGTTCTGCGCAGTTGAAGTCAACCGGGCAGGGGCAGCTCCAGCAGGGTGCCGGTATGGTGCGCAACGCTGGGGTGGCTACGGGTGCGGCTGCGGCCGCGATGGTTGTGCCTACCAAAGTCAGCGCCGAATACGGCGCAATCATTCGAGACATTGCGATCAAGGCGGGCATTGCCAACAAGCCCGAAGAAGCCGCCATGTCGAAAACCATCATCGACACATCGCGTGATACGGGCATGGCCCGCAACGAGGTGGCCGGTGTGGTCAATGCCCTGGTCGGTGCGGGCATGGATCTTAAGCAGGCGCTGGAATATGCGCCTGTGGCGTCCAAGTTTGTCGTCGGCCAAGGGGCCGATGGCACCGACACTGCCAGGATGATTAATGCGCTCGGGCAGAACGCCAAGATCACCGACCCCAAGGACATGCAAAAGGCCTTGGAGGCTATCGCGTTCCAAGGGCAGGCGGGCAGCTTTGAAGCGGCTGACATGGCACGTTGGTTCCCGGAATTGCTCGCCAAGATGGCGAACATGGGTATTACCGGAAACGATGCGGTGCAGCAGCTGGGTGCCATGCTGCAAGTGCAGATGAAGACGGCAGGCAGTTCGGACGAAGCCGCCAACAACCTCAAGAACTGGATTGAAAAAATCGGCTCGGGCGAGGTGGTCGAGGCGTACAAGAAGGCCGGTATCGACTACGAGAAGTCGATGCGTACAGGGCTTCAGAACGGCAAGTCGAACCTGGAAAGTAGCTTCGAGCTGGCCCAGAAGTACGTCCGCACCAAAGACCCGAAGAAAGCCAAGGAAATGGACGAGGGCCTTGCCAAAATCAGCAAGGAAACCGACCCGAAAAAAGCCAAGGAAATGATGACGTCGCTTGAAGCGGCGTTGCGTACCGGGGATCTGTTCGCGGACATGCAGGTCAAGGCGGCGCTGACCGGCTACATGCAGAACAAAGAGCTGTATCAGAAGCTGAAGAGTCAATCAGGCAGCGCGTCGGGCATCCTCGACAAGAATCTGGCAGAGCGCCGCGAAACCTCGGCGCAGAAGTGGGCCGAAACCGGGCAGGCGATGGACGATGCCATGCGCAGCATTGGCGATGCCTTGCGGCCCGCGACTGACCAAATCGCCACGTTCGTTAAGACGGTAGCCACCGGCATTGCCAGGATCAGCGAAGAGTCGCCGAATCTGACGGCCGGGCTGGTTGGGGCGGGTGCCGCGATTGCCGGCGTCGTGTCGTTGCTGGGCACGGTGACGATGGCCAAGGGGCTTGTGAACATCGCGCGCGGCTCGCTGGGGGGCAAAAAGCGCTCGGGCGCTACGGGTGACGATGCGGCCGACGATGCGGATGACAAGGCGAGTGGAAAGAAAGGCCGCGCGGGATTGGTTGCCGCTGCGGTCGCGGCCAGCGTGGAGGCGTACAAGGGCAAGGCGGGCAAGGGCAAGGCTGCGGACGCAAAGCCCGCCGACAGCAAGGCCGACGGGGATGCAGGTTTGCCAGAGCCAACCGGCGGCGGTCTGGCTGACGTAGCGGTATCGACCTTGTCAGCCGTTGCAGAGGCCATCGACGCCGGCGGTGAGGACAAAGACGACGACGCGGTAAAGAAAGTCTTTGTGACCAACGCAGCTGAGTTCGGCGGCTCGGGTGGCGGATCGGCTGACACTGGGGCCGCATCACGTCGACGTCGGTCCCGGCGCGGCCGTGGGGCGGGCAATGCTCGGCGCGGTCCACCAGCGCCCGGCCCACGTCCGCCAGTGCCGCCGCCGGCACCGCCTGCGCGTGGTGGAATTCGCGCGGCCGGGACTCGGCTCACTTCGGTGGCGTCGAAGGTTGGCGGGCTGGGTAAGGCCATTCCGGGCGGCACCATATTGGAAGCGGGCTTGAAAGCCCTGGAGACGTATCAGGGCGATGGTTCCAAGGAGGACAAAGCCGAAGGGTACGGCAACGCTGCCGGCGGCATGGCGGGCACGTTGGCCGGCGCTGCGGCAGGCGCGGCCATCGGCTCGGTTGTGCCCATCATCGGGACGGCTATCGGAGGTCTGATTGGCGGTTATCTGGGCGGCATGGGCGGCGAGTCGCTGGGTGGGATGGTCGGCAAGTCCCTGTTTGGTGGTTCTGAAGAAACGGTCGCCGCTGCGCCTGGTGCCCCGATGACAACCCCGCTACTGATGACGCCCCGCCCCGGGCCAGCAGTGCCCACGCTGGCGAGTATGGGGGCTTCCTTCAATTCGCCGGCAGCAACCGACGTTACGCGTAACGCGGCAACACCGATGCCGGCATTGGACAGTGTCGCCAAGTCGTTGGCCGAAAGCGGACGGTCTGAGTCGGCCTTGGCGGCCTTGAGTAAACCGGCCCCTGAGAAGCCCCCAGCGCCAAAGGTAGAACAGGCGATCAGCTTGGCACCTCAATTCAACATCGTGGTGCAGGGGGACGCCAAAGACCCCAACGCGCTGGTCAACGAAATGATGCCGGAGATTCAGCGCCGGCTTAACGAGCTTGGGCAGCAAGTGGCCCGCCGAAGCATGACGGACGACCCACTGTCCTAAGGGGGTGAAATGGCCTACGAAGAGAACTTGAAATCGGGGTTGAAGTACCTGGTTGATGCAGGGGAGGCAGGACGGAAAAACGTGGATGGCATGTTGGGTCCGGTGAATGGGGCGATCAGCTCCATCACCGGCGCAGCCGACGAACTGGAAAGTGTGCCATTCGTGGGGCCGGTGATCGGGGCCAAATTGCAGCGCATTACGGGGGCTATTGGACTGGCCCAAGCCAAGGTCGGGCAGGTGCTGTCAGCCTACGGGCAGGCCACCCGCGCGGTAGCCGCAGTGCAGGAGCGGGTCACTGTTCTGGGAGAGCAGGCGGCCCGGGCCAAGTCGATGGTCAACAAGCTGGCTGCCAAGGTCGGCCCGGGGTCTGAGCCGGTTTTTGCGACCGCCTCAATGGCCCCTGACGTGACGCCGGCACCCGAAGCGGTCAAGCCGTTCCCGCACTTGATGATTATGCAGCCGCTCACGCCGAACACCCCGGCCTATTACTTCAATCTGGACACGGCTGCATTCGACAAGCTGAAGCGCTCCGAGGCCTACCGCTGGGCGGGGCAGGAGCGGTTAGGTCGCCGGTCTGCACAGCAGGCGGTCGGCATCGGCGACGAGAAACTGACCATCAGCGGGGCGATTTTCCCAACCTTCAGAGGCGGGATAAAGCAGCTCAACACGCTGCGCAGCATTGGTCAGCAGTTGACCCCGTTGCTGCTGACCACGGGCTATGGCGAGGTGCTGGGTACATGGTGCCTGCTCAACGTTGACGAGGAACAAGAAGCCCTGTTGCAAGGGGGTATTCCGCGCAAGCAAGGTTTTACGCTGGAGTTTGTACGCTATGGCGAAGATTTGCAGAACCTCTGATGGCGACATTCTGGACACGATTTGTCATCACCATTACGGCCACTTGATGGGCACCGTGGAGGCGGTGCTGGATGCCAATCAAGGGTTGGCCGATGAGCCCCAGCCGTTCCGCGCTGGGGTGATGATTACCCTGCCTGACCTCGCCGCAACGGTTGAGGAAACTGTCTCGCTCTGGGACTGATTCACCCCGCCCAACTTACCCCAACCCCCTCAACCACCCCGCCCAGCGCGGGGTTTTACCGTGCCTGGAGTTTGCCTTGAAACCTGTCTTCCAAATCATTGCCGATGGCGTCGATATCTCGGCCAAGCTCAATGACCGCTTGCTGTTGATTCGCACGATCGACAAACCGGGTGAAAGCTCGGATGACTTCGAATTGCGGATCGATGACCGGGACGGCGCTGTGTCGCTGCCGGCGCGCGGTGCAAAAATGGAGGTCCGGCTGGGCTATGAAGGGCGGCCACTGGCGTTGATCGGACGCTACACGGTCGACGAAATCGAGGTGTCAGGGCCGCCGGATACGATTGTCGTGCGCAGCAAGTCCAGCGACACGCGCAGCAGCGCCAAGACGACCCGGAGCGGTAGCTGGGAGGGTGTCAGCCTTGCCAGCATCGTGGCCGATATTGCAGCCCGCAATGGCTGGAAACCGGAATGTACGGTTCAGACCATTGTCGAGCGTGCCGACCAGCTGAGTGAGTCAGACCTGAACTTCATCACGCGTCTGGCGAAGCAATACGACTGCACGGCCAAGGTGGCCGACGGCAAATTGATCGTGCTCCCGCGTCAGGGCGGCAAGAGTGCCAGCGGCAAATCCCTGGGCGTGGTGGTCATCAAGCGCAGCGACGTCAGCCGCTGGCAATTCCGGCTCGGTGACGACAATGTGAAGAAGGCGGTCAACGCCTCCTATCAGGGTAAAAAGGGCGAGCTGGCTACCGTGTCGCTCGCCAATGAAGATGCCGGCGAGGGGCTGCCCCCGATCCATACTGACCGGCATATCCACGCGAGCAAGAGCGCGGCCGAAGCGGCGGCCAAGGCGCGACTGGCGGGGTTCAACCGTTCGACCGCCGGGGTTCGCCTGGAAATGCCGGGACGCACGGACCTGTTTGCAGAGCGCGAAATCCTCGCGCAGGAGTTCAAGAAGGAGGTCGACGGCAGTTATCTGGTTGATTCGGTGGAACAGGTGTTCACGCAATCGGGCTGGTCGACTACGGTTGAATGCAACGGCGGGAAGAAGGGCAAGGCCACGGCCAAGGGCAAGAAAAAGAAAGGGCCATTGAAGGTGGTGAGCCTACAATAAACACGGCCAAATACTGTATGTCTATCCAGTATCATAAGTTGTCGATAGAATGCCGGCAGCCCCATAGTGGAACCGGAGAACAGGCATGCATACATCGAATAACCCTTTGCTCAAAAATGACCTGAGGTCTACTATCGAGGCCGCTTATTTTTACTGTGAGTACCTGTGCATCCTGAAATCCGGAGATGAACAGGCGCACGTAGGAGAATGGTTGCAGCTGGAAACGCTGCGGCAAGCGCTGCTATTCGTCCGATCAGAATCCCAAATTACACAAAAAGTGGACTGAACGAACGGAGCGCGTTATTCTGCGCACCTACGCCCGGAGAGGCGTTGTAAAAACAGAATTTTAGAATTTAGGCAGGCTTAAAAAGAAAAACCCCCGAATGTGGCGTTCGGGGGTTTTGGGTGATCGGCACAAGAATATGGCTTCCACCTACATACAAGGGAGAGTCTATTCGCTGACCACCGCATAAGCAAGCCCTAGCACTAGGGAATGGCGATGGTTGAGGTATCCGCGGACGCGGACCTGCCCCCTGTTATGTGGGGTAAATGCGCTTACTCGTTTCCGGGTAAGTTTCTAGGCTCTGGCAATCGGTGCGGGCATGACCCGCATCGGCTCGCGGCAGAGCGTCTGGCGCTGCCGGAAACCAAAAGCGGCTTCCGGATCAAACTGCTGACCCAGCTTATTGAGAAGGTGCAAGCCTACTTCGCTAACCCTGCCTCCCTGCCGCTGCTGGCCTACCGCGAAGGCAAGACCAATCAGGATGGTTCCCCCCGCCAGAATCGCAGCGAGGCCCGCGAGGGACATGCCCTGGTGATGACGACCATTATCGCGGACCTCGACCTGAAATCCTTGCGTGTGGGCAACTATGCTCCAAACGGTGAGTTTCGCCCGACGCCCTTCGACGAGCTGGCCCGTCGCTGCGGCATGACCAAACCCAGCAAAGATCCTGCCCAGCCCAAGCCGGTGGCAAGTAGCCGTTTCTGGCGCCATGTGTCGCAGCTCAAGCGTGCAGGCGCCTTCACGGTGCATGAGCAGTACGAAGAAACCCCGGACGGCAAGCGCGGCCGCCCCGCGATCAAGGTCGTGAGCGAAAAGTTTTTGCAAGTTCTGGGCGGCATCACCAAGGCCGCCATGGCGCGGGCGCGCAAGAAGTCCTCGGATGATATTGCGGAGTACATTGGCGGCGCTGTTGCGGCCGGCATCTTGCCCAAGGCCGAGCATGACAAGCTCAGTAGCGAGGTTCGCAGCAAGCGCGTCAAAGACCAGCTCTTTCCCAAGCCTGCCGTCAAGAACTTGGGCAAGGCAGTGGCCGCCGCCAACCTGGCGCCTAGCGATGACCTGTTGTTGGACAGCTGGAAAGCGCACGCCGAGCAGGTCAACGCGCGCATAGCCGAAGCCCTGGGCCGCCGCCCCAGCCTGGTTGAGGGCCGCGCCCTGTTTGCCGACTATGGCGGAATCAGCGAGCCGGAATGGTCGGCTCGCCGCCGACGAATTTAGCCCACCCGTTTCCCTACCCCGAAGCCTCGGGCGCCTCACTGTGGGCGCTCCGAGGCTTTGCCGTGCCTACCCTTCCAGATCCCCCTTTCTGCCCCTCTAAAACCCCAGCTGAGCGCCCTTAGCGCACCCTAAAACGGCCCTTTCCTACAGCATGCGACCGGCGCCTGAGCGCGCGTGCCGGCCGAGGCAAAAATTAAGTGGGAGCCCGAGATATTAAGTCCGCCAGAAGTGGAATTAAGTCGAGAGTGTTCTTTTCCTTACTGCTTCTAAGAATCTTGCGGCCACCCTACGGGTAGCCTTGTTAATGCCTCGGCCTTGCCGAGAGCTGTTGGTTTTCGGTGCCCAAGGGCACCAACTATGCCGCCCGCAAGTCGTGCCTACGGCACGGCGGGTCGGACGTCGCGAGCCTAACAGCCGGTTCCGCCTTCAAGCCCCGCTCCAGTTGCTGCACGCCGTTCCAAGCCTGCGCCCAACCCTCACACCCAGCAACGGCGTTTCGCGCCTTCACGGGCCGGGCTACGCCCTGGTACGCCGCAAGCGGCGGGTTGACAGTGGAGGGGGTCGGTCCTGCCTTCGCGGGCACGGCCTGCTCTCGCATGTGATTAACGAATTGACGAATTAACGGAACATGCTAGAGTTGCACCCAAGGTCGGGCGCTTCGCCAAGACCGCTACTCCGGAGAAATACCGATGACCAAACACGCCCCGAACGTGGTGTCGCTCAAGGCTGGCTTTCAATCCCATTTCAACTACAAGGTGAGTGTCCGGCGCGTCAGGGGCGCTGACAATGAGTACATTGTCAGCGTGCCAGAGTTTTCCGCGTCGGCCGCTGACCGGCTGCTGTTGGTAAAGATTGGCGCCTGGCTTGAGTCCCGGCGCTACTTTCTCTGTCATGATTATGGCCGGGTTGGGGTATTGTCTTCGCCTGACGGCTGGACCTACTGGCATGAGGGCGCCTCATTGCGCGTGCGTTATTACTTGGAATAACGCAATGACGATTTAACGGATGCCGCCGACTTAGTTCGGCGGTTTTTGCATTGGAGCTGCATATGTTTTTTCTGGTCGACCGGGTTGGGGCTGTTAGTGCGGCAAGTGCGAGCACCATTCAGGATGCCATGCGTGAGGCGCTGCGAATGGATTCCGACCTGTACATCGAGGCCGATCCGCCGCGCACGCTGCGCCGCTCAGAGTTGTTAACCGACCTGGGGCTGGATCGGCCGGGACTGTTCGATCAGTACGCGTCGACCTGGACGCCGCCCAGCGTGGACGAATTTCGCGAGCTTCTGCGGGTGGCTGCCTTGAGCGGTAGCCGAGCGGCAGCGCTGGTCGGCGTTTCCCCGGTCAAGATCCGCAAATGGGCAGGGGGCGACGGCCAGCCGCCGTATGCCGTATGGCGGTTGCTGACCATTTATGCCGGGTTGGCTCCGCCTGAGACAGTAAAGAATCCGCTATAACGTTAAATAACGGATTGACGAATTAACGTATGATGCTATGATTTTCCTGTGGCGAATGACGCCTGTCTATTGCTTGAGGAATCATCGTGGCCCGTAAATCCGCCCCAAAAGACCTGCCCCGGGAAGAGCGCCCGGAATTTCTGGCGCAACTGGTCGCGCTGGCCGAGACTGACCCGGCCGACTTTCCCTTCTTGGCGCGCAAAGCGGCAGAGCACTACCACGACGCCGTGCTGGCCGGCCATGTCGCCGCCCTGGACGAGGCCGAAACGGCCTTTGAAGCGCTGGTGTACGTGCTTAACGGGAATACCTTTTTTGGCTGCAAAGGTGACGATGACAGCGCCGGCCATGTGCTGGACCGCGCAGTCGCCGCCGCGCCGGGGCAGGTGCCGCACTGGGGGCAGTCGGGCGAGTTCCTGTTGGAAGTCGACGGCATGCGGGCTCGTGTTGAGCTGTCGGCCAACATGCTGGGCAATCATCACCCTGTGACGTTTCACGCAGTGGATCTGGATAAGCCGTTTCTGAGCGATACAGGCTACCGCTGGGACACGCTGACGGTTACCGCGCACCTGGGCAAAACGGTAGAGCAGGCCGTCCGTTTGAAAGCGCAGGCCATCATGGCGAGCGAGGGTAAGCCCAAGGCCATCAGGCCGGAATACGGGGAGAGCTTGCGCGGCAAGAAGGCGCCGACGTGGTTGTCTGAAGCGCTGGCGGGGGTACGCCCGGACGGGCAGCTGGCGATGTTCGGCGATGCGCCTGCCGCCAAGGTGCCCCGCACCCCGGCGCAGCGCCAGAAGGATCTACGCGAGCGGCGCAAGGCTCGGCAAATGAAGCCGGTCATTCTGACCGAAGCGGAAAAAGCGCTGATCATGCAGCTGCGCGAGCCCGGGGCGACCCAGCCCGACAGCGGCGTGCGGGTCATTCACGATGACGGGTTGGTACAAGGCAGCGAATTTGATGCGGTACGCATCGAGTTCGAAAGCGAGTTGCGACGGCTTGCGAGCATCCATCAAGAGCCCACTTATGACGAGGTGGTGACGCAGCTGTTGCCGCTTCGGGATCGTAGCCTGCTGGCTTGGGCGCAGCGTAATGAGCGGCTCGTAGCGGCTACGCCGCCTGAGCAGGCTTACCCCGAAGATCCTCAATTGCGCAATTTGTTGGGCAAGGCGCTCAACGACAAGTCCGCTTTGAATTGCCGGTATCAGATGCTGCTGTCGGTGACCTTGGAGTTGTACGAGCTACTGGACGTGACGCAGGCCAAGCCGCGCTTGAGCAGTCCGGCCGGTTTTGTGCGGCAGTACAAGCGTGATTCGGAAGAGTGGCAGCTCGGCGGCTCGGAATCAGCTGGGGGCTGTGCCAAGGAGCGCTTCAAGAATGTGGGCCGGGGCATCGCCAGGCCTTGTACGCACGGCTTGCCCGACGAGGTCCGCCGTCAGGTGCAGCATGTGGGAGCGGTTGAGGCTTTGAAAGTGCTGGCGGCCAAGGTGGAAGGTCTGGAGCGTGAGCAGGCATTGCTGGAAAACGAACGCAACACGGCTTTCGCGTCTCACAAGATTCTGACCGAGCGCCTGCATCGTGCCGGACTTTGCACCGATTACCGGGCCCAGCCGGGCGAATAAAGAGTGACGCGTAACGGAAAGCAGCTACAAAATAAATGCAACACAAGTGTTGCTCAGGCAACATATGTGTTGCATAATGGCTCTACCGAAACGGGCAAGGACGACAGAAATGAAGTGCAGCGAGTTTCGGCGATGGTTGCAGGCCCAAGGCGCGGAGTTCAAACCCGCCAAAGGCAGTCATTTCAAGGTGTTTTTGAATGGCAAATCGACCATCTTTGCGGACCACGGCAGCAAGGAAATGCACGAAGGGTTACGCAAGACGATGATTAAACAGTTGGGCCTCAAGGATTGAGGCCTGCTGTTCCTCTACCAGATGAGGCCGCTTATGTATCAGTACCCGCTAGAACTGCACATTGAACCTACCGGCGCGTGGGTATCCTGCCCAGACCTTCCGGAAATGAACGCCTCGGGTGACACGCCTGAAGAGGCATTTGCCGATGCCCTGGACGGCATGGAATCGACGTTCTCGCTGTACGTTGATCAGCGTCGCAAGATCCCCGAGGCGTCACCGCTGACTGAGGGTATGACCCCGCTGCACCTGCCCGCCTTGACCGTCGCCAAAGTCATGTTGTGGAACAGTTTGTTAGACGAAGGGGTCAGCCGCGCTGAGCTGGCTCGTCGTATGGGCAGCACGCGGCAGGTGGTAGACCGACTGGTCGATTTTCTGCATACCTCGAAAATCGAACAGGTTGAACGGGCGTTGAGCCTGCTGGGCCGCCGCATAACGTTGAGTATTGAAGCGGCGGCATAGCATTTGTCATAGCTTTCACCTACGGACACAGCCGATTTGGCAGCGTCCGCGGTCGCGTTCATACGTCATCTGCGCACGGTTGCCCGGTAGGGTTCACCCGAAAGCGTTCCGTGAACATGAGCTGCTTCATCATGTGCAAGGCCACCAGCTCACCGCCGGTTTCGTCACGCCATGCCTGATGCACGGTGATATACAGGCGGTCGATTTCGACCAGTAGACGCCGATAGCGTTCGACTTCCAAGGTCAAGCGGCGGATATCGGGCTGAGGGTGTGTGGCCCAGATCCGGCGCAGTTCGTTGAGGCTGACAGGCTCGAAAGGGGGGAGAGGTTGGGCCATGGCGCACCAGTTACATGGGTATATATCCAGTATTCTGGCACATGCCTGGCGGTCTTGGCCGGGCTTGGAAAAAAATCGGACAGACCGTTGCGGCGACCTGTGCTCTATGGGCAAAGTGGAACTAACTCGGCCTAGTAGTGGGCCATACCATTATCCACGGCCATTGATGGCTAAGGTTTAGAAGTGCAAGAAAAGTCTTACCGTAATGACCAAGCGAACGCGACCGTGGCAGGGGCGAACGATCCCGTGCTGGACGTGCTGCAAGCCGTTCATCAGTCACTGCGTGTGCGTGCGGCTCGCCTGTTTTTAGGGCGCTCGGCGGCAAAAAGTCAGCAACGAAGACTCGCTAAAAAGTTGATCGGTAAGCTGCCCAGAGAGGAAAGGGGTCGGGCCGAATTCCTGCTGAAGTACCCCAAGTTTGAGATAGGCCGGGGGTCTTATGGCATACCGGTGGTGCAAAATTTCTTTAATGGCACGTCGTTGAAAATTGGGGCCTACACCTCGATAGCCGCGACTGCCCGTGTATTGCTGGGCGGGGATCATGCCGCCAATTGGGGCACAACCTACCCGTTTACAGAATTCCTGCCGTCCATGGCCGCTGCCGAAAAGCCACCGTCTCGCGGTGATGTGATTATTGGCAATGACGTGTGGATCTGCACCAACGCCACCTTGTTGAGCGGCGTCAAGATTGGAGACGGGGCCATCGTGGCTACCGGCGCAGTGGTCGCGCGCGATGTGCCGCCCTACGCCATTGTTGGCGGCGTACCGGCCAAGGTCATCCGCTACCGCTTGCCCGAGGAAGTCCGGGCCGAGTTGCTTGCCATTGCCTGGTGGCACTGGCCCCATGAAGAGGTTGTGCGGGTAGCGCCGTTGCTGTGCGCGGATGACCTGGAACCGTTTTTGACATACGCGCGTCAGCGTAAGCCTTGACGATTCGCAAGCCCCTGCGACCAAAATCAGGCATGGCGCGCTGAATGCGATAGGCTGGCGAAGCCATTACGGCACAAACACAAGGAGTAAGGCCGATGCAGTTAGATGAAGTGCAGCAAGTAAGGGAAGAGTTCAGCGTAGACGCGGCGAATAAAGCGTTGCAGCAGGAAGGATGGAAGCTGCTCGGGTTTGTGCAAAGCGAGAAATACGGCGGTGTGGTGTACGTGCTGGGTAAGATGAAAGGTCGTGAACCGAGGCCAACCGTGAACCCGGCAACGTTCAACCACGGCCGGTAAAACCGCCCGTTCCCATAACGCGTCCTATGTTCAATCGGCCCCCGCGCCTGTCGCCGGTGTGGGGGCCATTTTTATGACGTCTGGCGACCAGACCCCCTACGTCCGGTATGCCACCACTCCATATACCGGTTTTCGGCGTATCCACCCTGACAAGGATTCTTATGACCCTGACCCCGAAGCAGATCCAAGACCTGCAAGAAGAAAACGCCATGCTGACAGGGCGCTGCGAAGCCATGACTACCGCCTGGAAAAACAAAGCGCGGGAGGCCGGCGAGCTGAGCCGCGCGGTGCTGTCCCGCGACCAGTTGCTGAGCGAGTGCGTCGGCTGGCTGGAGCTGCTGACCAACCTGCCCCACTACGAAAAAAGGGTGACGGTCTGGCACGCAAGACCGAAGGGGATTGCGAGAACCTGCTGCGGCGGATCAAGGCAACCTCGGGCGTATCTGTGATGACTGTTGTCGGGCAGCCGGAATCTGTAGTCGATGCCACGGCGCTACTGTCACGCAAGCCTAGCCATGCCCGGAGCGCCGATCCCCGCGCGTTGGGTGAAGACGAGTTTCAGTAACCGCGTGATGCGTCACGAACTTTAATTAATACCACCCCGCGACTTGATGCTGGGCAGGCCGGACGCGCAACGCTTTTTCGGCGGTGCCTGTCGCCTTGCACAACTCTGGTAGGCTGCCGCGTGACCCGTCACTGGGTGTGCGGGAGTTCCGCATAGAGTTATAACCCGCCTTGAGCCAACGGCGGGGCAAAAAAAAACCGCCTTGAGAGGGCGGTTTTTTTCGGCGAGCCTGTGAGGCAGGTCCGCCTTGCAAAGTGTGACGTATAGATCACAAGAAGCGTTCGACGAGCCGACTGTAGGTCCTAAATCAACACTTGTAAATACAATATTATTGGCTTCTTAAGCGAATGAGCGAATATGAAGCACCAAAAAGCGATGTTTCTTCAAAACGCGCAATTATTCACTTTGAAAATTTGTATTATTGGTTCTTTATTTCAATAGACCAATAGAAAATGACTTGAGCTCGTTAAACGGGGCGCACGTTATATAGATAAAACACGACCTTGTCTAGCCTAACGCATCGTTTTCAAAAGATTTTTCAAATAATCGTCGAATCGTTTGGTCAAGAATCGCTTTTGGGGTATTAAGTTACCCAGCGCATGCGATTAGCTTGGCCCAGCCAGCTTGTCGCATGGGTCGGACCCTGTGACGCGGCTTGAGAACCCGCGCCGGACTAGCCCAAGGGCCCACGAATTGGTCACCTCACAAGAAGCGTTCGACTGCTTCCCCAAGGCACGGCGGTTCCGGTAACCGTGCTGAGGTTGGCCCTGTAGGAGATAGTTGCCATGAAAAAATTATGGCGGCTCATCGTGGATGTGTACCGGGTATATGACACCCTGTCGCGGCTCCGCGATCATTACTGGCCTTGATGCTACACGCCCGCCTGACCTCGGTCCGGCGGGTTTTTTTTTGCCCGCGCAAAAGCGCTGTGGGCTCGCGGTTCGGCCCATTGCGCGCACCTGGGTGAGTCTATCGGCTGTGGGCATGTATCTAGAGCGGCTGTGGGGCGGGTGTTTCGCGTGGAGCGGTAAATTCCAGGCGAAAAAAAACCGCCTTAGTAGGGCGGTTTTTTCTGTTCTTTCGATAGTCAGGTTAGTGGCCCTTCTACCGTCTCACAGGAAGCGTTGACGTGTGATGATGTTTACAAACGTAAATCGACTTTGCAAGCGTTTTATTAGATAAATTGACAGATACCTACAAAGCGTATGGCGGTAAAGGGCACGCGTTCCCCCCTTTCCAAGTCGCCCAAAATCCCGTCAGTCTGACTGCAATAAGTGATGGCACCCGCTGTGCAACCTCGCTAGACTGGCCCCGCGTGAATGTGAAACGTGATGTGTTTAGCCAGGTTGCTCTAACGATTTTGGACCAAGGGCGCGGGCCTAGTAATCCGCGCGGATTTAACCTGCGGCCCTTTAACCTGACCGAACCTCACAGGAAGTGTTGACGCACACCCGAAGGCCGCCATGTGTTCCGGAAAAGCGCTGGGGGTAAGGTCGATTCAGGGACCTTGGTATGAAAATGCTAAATATACTGAAAGGATTGATGATCCGGTTCGCGATTCACATCGCTTACGAAATCATCCGCGACCTATGGAAAGGCGAATAAAAGCCAATTCAGCCGGAATGCTCGCTTAATAGGAGCTGACCGGGGATCAGACCCGCTGCGGCTTCGGCCAAAGCGGGTTTTTTCTGCCCGCAATTTGTCGTCATCTTTTGTACGCGGAGAACCCCTCCGCGTACATGTGGGACGTTCGGCCAGTAATCACGGGATATTTCCGTCGTTTCGCCCGGCCTGTCCCACACTTGGCCCCACACCGGCCACAAAAAACCCCGCTTTGGGCGGGGCTGGGTGTTCAGCGGCGATGCCGCACCTGGTTGATGGCGGCCCTGACTCTGGGCGTGCAGCGGCGCAGAAACCAAGCGACCTGAATGGCCGGTAGCCGGTTGAGTTCGGATAGTGGCCGGGCACGCAGGGTGTTATAGTCCTGTTCTGACATGTCGTTTACCTTTAGCGGGGTTTCGGGGTGTCATCGAGCGCCAAGGAGGTCGAAGACCTTGGCGCTCAATCCTTTCCTGGCGTGCAATCACTGCATGCCGTGTTTCTCTTTGAACAGTTGAAACGATTCCTTGAGCACGTCAGCCATTGCCATGTCGTTCTGAGTGGCGGCCAACTTGTATTCCTTGCGGAATTCGGCTGGAACAGAGAAATTCAGGGCGACTTGATCGCTGCTCGACGGTTTGGACGTGATGCCACCGCCAGTCAGGGTTGCAGCAGGCGATTCGGGCGGGGTGCCCTTGGTAGCGCGGGTGGGTTTCTTCGGTGCTGTTACGGCCATGGCTAAAATCCTGATCTGTTGTACGTCATTACGTTAACACGTTATTTCGTTAATTCGTCTATTTTTGTCAGTATCTGTTGCAGTACCAACTCGGCCTGCTCGTTGAGGCTCTTATAGGACGTTTCGCTGATCGAGCGGCCGGTGTCCATGGCGCGCCGGTAGCCAACCTTTTCGGGCAGGTGTGCGTCAAGGATCTGGTAGGGCTTGTGGGCTAAATACTGACGCGCTTCCTCAAGCTCCAAGGCACTATCACCGACGTGGTTCATGACAAACAAGATGCGTTCGGCGGGGATGCCCTGCTTACTGCGCAGCTCGTCAGCCAGTGCGACCGCCGGTGCCAGATCGTCCGTAGCCAGCCCCGTTGGAATGATGATCAGATCGGACGCCTTGGCGATATCGGCGGTCAGCATGCTGGCCTCGGGCTTACTGTCCAGAATGATGGCGTCGTAACGTTCTGCATCACGCAGCGCTTGGGCAACACTGGCGAACGGTTCGGCCGAGACGGTCGGGGTGATGTTGTTAGCCAGCCGTCGACGCAGCCACTCGGTCGACGTCATTTGCTTGAGGTCAAAGTCAGCAATCTTGACCGACCAATCGTTCTGGGCGAGGGCCACGGCAACACCGCGGACAATCGTTGATTTGCCTGGGCCGCCTTTCTGCGACAGCACGCCGAAGATGATAGCCATACTTTCTCCTTTAATCCGTTAATGCGTTATTTCGTTACGTGGCGCCGAGTATAGGCGGGCGTCAGTGCGTAAGCAACCGAAAACGAATTAGCGGAATAACGAATTAAAGAAGCGATCAGGCGAGGGCGATAGCGCGTAGGGGCGGGCCGCCTGCTGGAGAAGTGGAATTGCGCAGGCTGCGCGAAGTTTCGGTCAGGGTGCGGTCGCGGCGCTGGCGGCCCGGCCGAGTGAAGTCGCTGTTTGCTTCAAGGATGGCCGCGAGACACAGCAGCATGCACAGGGCCTGCGGGATCAGGACGCCTAAGGTAAAAGCGCGGGTGATCATATGCATTTTGTTGCGTGCGCCCAGCTTCGCCATGATGGCCGACTCAACCTGGCGCATGCCTATGGGGTCGATATTCAGACGTTTTGCGATAGTGGCGGTCGGGACGCCGTCGGCCAGCCGGACAAGCACATGTAGTTCTCGATGGGACAGATGCTGGCCGGGCTGGCCGATGACTTCATCGCCAACGATATGGGCTAGAGCGGTCATGGTTCGTGCTTCCTTGCGCGGTAGGAGAGGGCGTTATCAGGCTGAGAAAATGGCTGATTGAAGCGTGAGCAGCTTCTGGCGCAGCTCATTCGCCAAGGCGTTAATGTCCTCGACGTTCTCAAGCGTTGCTTCACCCTCGTTGAGCGAAAGGGTGGCTATAGCGGAAATGCCCGCGCACATGGACGCCGCGCCACCAAGAGCTGTAGCCAGCATCTGTTTGCGCTCGACTGAAATAGCGTCGGGAAGGGAAGGATTCTTGCCGAGGGTGACTTCTTGCGTGCTGCTACCTTGCTGCATGGTGATGGGCCTTGCGTATCCAATGTGTACGTGTAATGTTACACATAAAGTGGAATGCACAACAGCAAAATGCATGGCCCCATGCCAGTATTTATCGGTCGGTAGAGATCCTTACGACGCGGCCTACGATGTTCATGGCGTCCACTTCCTCGCGGCTCAGATGCCTGTCTGGGTATTCGTTTTGATTTTGAGCCTGAATGGTAAAGGTGCCGTCGTGCTCTTCGCGAATGCGGCGAATCCAGATGTTTTCACCCACGACGATGCCGAACAGGTCGACGCCTTTGGGGCTGATTCTGGAACAGTCCAGCAGCACCTCGGCGCCCTCTTCAATCAGCGGCGACATTGAGGAATCGAGCTGTTGGATTGATAAAAGCTTGTTGTGATCGAGGCCGCGCTGTTTCAGGTAGGCGGTGTGATAGGCGCTATTGCCGCATGCCTGGTGAACCTTGAATGTGCCGCTCGCCGTGGTCAGGGTCGGGCTATTGGCGGTCACGTAATTGGTTCTAACCTGGGTGCCGTCTTCGCTGGTGTAGCCGTTCAGCCAAGCGGGTGTTTTGCCAAATATTGCGGCCATCCTGAGGATGTTTTCGGTTTTTGGGGCCCGGTAATCCAGCTCCCAGTTGTAATAGGCAGTACGAGTGATCTTGCCGCCTTCCATCGCATTGATGCGGTCGACAACCTCGTCAGGCGTCAGGTTGGATTCGGCGCGTGCCTGCCTTATGCGTTCACCTATGATTTTTTGCAGGTCGTTCATGTCGGCTCTCTATAAAGCGGCTGTCGTCGGGCTTGTGACACTGATTCAGATCATCAATTCAATATGTGTAAAAATACACTTAAAGTGTATGGAACGCAAAAAACCGCTTGAGCCGGGCCGCGATACTGATCTACAGTTACACAAATAGTGTAATTCTCTGGTGTTGTCGTGGACCTCAATAGTTGGATTGATCAAGTCAGCGAGGCTAAAACCCCTCTGCGTCAAGGCATGCGCCATGTCGTGCCTGCTGCTGTCTTGCTCGATGAGAATCCCCGCACCGTCTATTCCTGGTATCGCCGCGAGCGTTCGCCTGCTTTTCCTGCCGCCATGAAGATCGTCGTTCTGTCCGGCGGCGCCGTCGACTACAACGGCATCTACGGACCATTTCAGCAGGCCGCCGAGCGCGCCCAAGGCCTGCGTCGTGACAGTCTTTAACCTCGATTCCGGGTTTTCCGCGCGACCTGAGGTGAAGAAGGTCGAGCAGCGGCATGGGCTGGCCGGCATGGGGCGAATGGTCAAGCTTCTTGAGTTGTTGGCTGGCAGCCCCGAGCGCTCGACTGGTGCAATTGCACTGGCCGTCAGCGACTGGGAAGAAGCCCTACAGCTCGGGCATGTCGCGCTGATGCCTTTCCTAGCGTATTTGCAGCAAGCCGAATGGCTGACTGTCGAGCCGATCAGCGAGCCGGGCGCGCCGTTACGCGTCACGGTTACGAATCCCGACCAATATTTCGTTAAATCGTCATTCAGTCCAGCCTATCCCGAGCTGTTCGGCGAGGCCGCCCAGTGGCGCGACTGGTTTGTTCAAGAGTTGACGTCGCCCGGCTATGTCGTCGATGCGCCGGAGACAACCCAATTATTCAGGCACTGGTGCGCAACTAACGTCACCGTGACCGAAATTCAGGCCGCCATAGAGCTGGCTATTCAAGCGAGGCAGGCGCCGACCCCGGCCGCCCTGCACGAACACATAAAGGCTGTGCGCAAACTCAAGATTGAGAACGCCCGTCGCTGACGGCGGGTAGAGGAATGCGCGTGATGTTGATTGCTTTATCTGGCGGAACCCATGCCGAGCGTATTCGCGTGGCCGAAATTCTGGTCGCTAGCAGCTCGGGCGGTCTGGTGGTGCATGCGCAGGACGTACCCGCGTTGCCGGGTCGCTGGGCGGCGCCTCTGGTCGAGCGCATTGCCTCGCGCCGTGCGCGGTTGCTGAGCGAGGTCTTGCGCGGTCGCTCACGCCGTTTGGGGCTGGTTCTGACGCAATGCCTGACCGAGAGTGAGGCCGAATTGGTTCGTGCTGAGGGTGGCAGCGTATGGCACCTGTATGGCGAGCCGTCCCGCGACGTGGTTATCCGCCGTGCCGATCCTATGGTGTCGACCCGCGCCGACGTTCCAGCGCATGTGGTTGAGCCGCTGGAAGCCTATTCGCAAATGATTCTGGCGCGCCTGGCTGCCAGCCGTAACTCCCCCCGCATTGCGGCTCGGGTGCCCGATTGTGAGTAGGCCGGTGTTCCGGGTGATGCCGCAATACGCTTACGGCGATCCGGCCCGGATAGTCGAGGCGCAGGAGATACGCGGGCTTGGGTGTGCCGCCTGCACTCGCTCCGAGTTGGTATTCGGCGTCAGCGTCTGCACCAAAGGGTTAAAGCATCCGTCATGCAAGCGTGACCGCAACGGCTACCAGCTGCGGCCCGAGGCCGGGGGGTAGTCGTTCGATGGCACGGCGAAAAAGTGACAACCGCCTTGATCGCGCAATAGAGCTGTGGGCTGCCTGGTGCTACCACGGTCGCGAAGCCCCGGCCGGTAAGTCGATGCTGGCCCGCCTGATCGACAACAAGGGCGAGCTGATGTTTAGCGGGTCTGGTGGCCGTTCTTTCGGCTCGGGTGACGAGCTGGAAAGCAGCATCGAAGCGTGCGTACACCGCATGTTTCAGGAATGCCCTCTGCGGGCCGACGTGCTGCGGCTGGAGTATGGCGTGGGCGATTGGGAAGTGCTTCAGCGCCGTGGAATTCGGAATTACGACTTAGAGGGCGCAAAGCAGCTCGATAAGGCTCTGTGCCTGGGCATCGGATACGCAACCTACAGCCGTCATCTTGCGGCGGCTCGCGCAGCTATTGAAGAACAGCTAAGGAACTTGTGATGAATCATCCGCTATTTAACGGTTTCGTTAATTCGTGCATCGTTAAAGCCGGCTCTGCCTTGGGCTTCGACGTTTGTGTGGTTAGCTCGCTGGAGCCGCTTTACCCGCTGACAGATCAATCAAGGCTTTGTATACGCAAAAGCCTGGATCTGCACGGCGGGCCAGCGGGCTTCTACCGTGTTGCGCAGTTCAAGGCCCCGGGCTTGTATTGCGCGGCCTATGCGAAGCCGCTCACTGCCCTGGCAATGACTTGCTATCTGGCCGGCCTGGGTGAGGTGGCCCAAAAGCAACATCAGGCAAAGCCTGCGCGCTATCGCTACTCACATGCTGACTCAGGCGGGCTCAAGGGTTGGTCTGAGCGCCGTTCCCTCGTGGCTGAGCAGGGCGAGAGGGACGCGCGGGACCACGGGCAGGCGACGTACAAAACCCATGAGGTGGCAACCCCTCTGGTCAGCTGGCTGTATAGCGGCGCCTCGGTACTAGAGGATGTGCGGTTGGCAGCCTATGCGGCTGTCGGCGATGAGGCCGACGAGCTGTTCCAGTTGGACACCGAGCAGCTTGGCCTATTCGTTGAGGCTCAGGCTCTGTTGCTGGATGGCTTCGCGTGGCATACCGACAGCACCCCGAGTTTTACGGTCATCCAAGGCCGGGCCCATGATCATCATGTCTCGCCAAGCTCGATCGGTGGCTGAGCCGATGCGGGTGGCCTGGCTTGTTCTGGTGCCAGGCTGGCCGCCGTTTCCCATGGTAGGCGCCGCCTGCACTCGGGCTCAAGCGCTGGAAACAGTCAGGCTCATTTGGGCCAAGGCCGAAATAGGCGACTACTGACCAAGCGTTACGCATAACGACTTTCAACTTTATTGATCAGGCAAGTGACCGCTTACGGGCTCGGCTTGCCTCGATTCAGCTCGCGCAGGTTTTGACTGCGCTTTATTGAGTCCTGCCTGTATGTCTAAGACTTTGCAGATTCAACTCTCTGATGCCTCTATAAAGAAGCATGCCGCCGATCAGCGCGTCGTTGAGCTGAAAGACCCCCGGCACCCGCTGCGCTTCCGGTATCGCAAGGACCGAGCGCGAGGCAGCTGGTATGTCGTGCGATACGACCGTGGCGGCCGCTGGAAAAAGGCCGGCAACTGGCCGGATGTGCCGGCGCGACTGATGCTCGATAGCCTGCCCGGGGTCATGGCGCGCCTGACGGTCGACCCCGCCAGTGCAGCGACTGTGGACGGCTGGGAAACCGTGGCCGAGCTGCTGGAGTGGTTTGCCGCCCGGGTCGAGCTGGACCGAGGCCTGACCCGCACGCGTCGGGCGACCACTCTGTCTGCCATTCGCTGCCATCTGTTGCCGCGCCTCGGTGCGCTGCGCCTTGATGCCCTGGACAAGGCGCGTATCGACGACCGTTTGATCTGGCCCATGAAAGCCGAGTGCGGCCTGTCACACATCAAGTCGGTGTTTGGTGTCCTGCAAAACGCTTTTCGGCGGGCACTGCGCCTGTCAAAGATCCGTATCAACCCTATCGAGCGGGTGACCTTCGGCGACTTCAGCAAAGAGAAGATCCGGCCCAAGGGCGCGCGCTTGCGTCACGTCGAAGTGGTGGATCTGTTGGCCGTGTGGGCTGACCAGTACGACAGCAAGCCGGTAGACGTGACGTTCGCAGCCATGATGCTGGCCCACGGTTCGCGGATCAGCGAAACCCGCCTGGCGAAGTGGAAAGACCTCAGTTTGAGCGCAGGGGGAGAGTGGTTCATTCCGGCCGCACACACCAAATCAAGGCGCGACCATCGCATACCGTTGACCACTCAGGCTATCGCCATCTTGACCCGCTACCGCAACCAGCAGAAAGCCAAGGGGTACGCCGGGGCTTATCTGTTCCCGTCGCCCAAGCAGCCCGGCAAACCGCTGTCACGGGGTCAGTCCTTTGAGATTTTCCGTCGTCTCGGTAATGGCGAGTGGAGCAGTCACGACCTGCGCAAGCTCTCTCGCACGACCTGGGCGGATCTGAACGTCGACAGTCTGGTCGCCAAGCTGCTGTTGAATCACGCGCTTACGGATCTGGAGGCAACCTACTTCCAATCGCAAGGGGAGGCCCTGAAGCGCGCAGCCCTGGACAAGTGGCATAGCTGGCTCGACACCCAAGGGTTTGACGCGTTGCACAGCAAGACAGCAGCAAGACGCGCCGCCAAGCCCGTATCGCTGGACCCCTCGGGCTGGCTGGCTTGAAGCCCTTTTACCCAATCCATTCTATAAGAGGATCGTTTTGATGACCGAGAACGCCCTGGAACGCCACGAGAGCGCCGAAAAATGCGCGGCCACCATTTCGGCCAGTGTTGAGATTGCAAAGGAAAACGGCCTTGTGACGGGTCACGCAGCTGACGAAGGCGGCTTGAGTCCCGAGGCGAAGCGCAAGCGCGACCAGCGGCAACGCGAAAAAGCGGCCGGGGTTGGGGAGTTGGAACTAAAATTTAGCCCATACGAGCGTGCGGAACTGGACGAAGGCCGCACGGGCCGTGGCTCTCAGGGTGAGCCGTATACCGCAACCGAGTACGTCAAAACGCTGATTCGCAACGATGTTCGTAAGTTGCGCATTGAGCAGGGCAAGTTAGCCGGACGGATCTGCAAGAACTGCCAGAAGCCTCTACCACGGGGCTGCGCTGGAGTGTGGGGAGGCGAGCGCCTGTGCCTGCTGGCTCGGTCGGAGGATGCTTTGGCGCTGTGAGGAGGCTCGCGAAAATTACACCGTAGGTGTAACCGTTACACATTTTGTTGACAAGCCTGATAGTTTCCCCTATCTTTCGCTCCATTGTGGTGTTGTTCCGCCACGGTAACGATGCACAGCCAAATATTCCCTTTACCCCGGCCCACACAGGCCGGGGTTTTTTTTCGCCTGGAGAAAAGCCATGACTAGCCCTGCCGCCCCTGAGTTGGTGGAGCGCATCGCCGCGCTGCCGCCCGCTGCTGCGGCAGCGGCCAACGTCTTCGGATACCCCCTTTCCGACGTGTCCTCATTCGTGATGATCGTTTACGGCCTGCTGCTGATCGGGTGGCATATCTGGTCCAAATGGCTGGGCAAGGGTGGCAAGGAGGCGTCGGAATGAGCCTCAAGGCCAAAGTGGCGAACCGGATTATTCCGGCCGTCCTCCTTGCAGTGCTGGCCGCTGGTGGCACTGCTACGCAGATCATGGACGCCGGGATTCCGGTTGTTGAGGGCCAGCGTTACGTCGCCTATCTCGATTCGGGTGGTGTGCCGACGATCTGTGCGGGCATCACTCGCGGCGTGAAGCTGGGAGACGTAGAGACGCCGGACGGCTGCGCCCGCCGCAACGCCGAGGCCATCCAAATCGGACTACGCGACGTCGACAAATGCTCGGGTGATCTGTCCAGAGCCCCGGAGTCGTTCAAGGCGGGCTTGGGCATGTTCGCGTTCAACGTCGGCGGCCCGAAATACTGCGGTTCGACCGCTGCCCGTCTCGTGCGGGCAGGTGAGTATCGGGCCGCCTGCGGGCAGTTGCCCCGATGGCGATTTGTAGCTGGCAAGGACTGCGCTCTGGCGGGTAGCAACTGCCGGGGCATCATCGAGCGCCGGGCGATTGAGCAGGCCGTATGCGAGTACGACCTGTGACCCGTCACACCGCTGCAAGTGCAGCGCTTATCAGTCTGGCTGTGGTCATGGTCGCGGCCTCTTTGGCATTGGTGCCCAGCACAGCAGGGGTATTCGTATGAATGGTTACGGCTGGCTTGTGCTTGCGCTTGTGGGCCTTTTGTCGTTGTGGCAGCTGGATCGTGCCCGCATGCAGCTGGATGCCCTGGAGCAAGCAGCGGCCGCCCAGCAGCAGCGGGTTGATCAGTTGACTGCAATCAATGGGCAGCAAGCCCAATTGATAGCCGACCGTCGAGCCCTGGACACCAAGCTGGACCAGATCAGCGTCCAGACCCAGAAAGCCCAACAGTTGCTAACCGGGCAGGCCGCCCAGTGGCGGCAAGACTTCGCGGAGTTGAAGCGCAATGACGATCAAGTACGGGCTTATCTCGCTGCCCCTGTTCCTGTTGCTCTCGGCGTGCGGTACGCCCGTCCAGCCACTACCGATCCCGTTGCTTGGCGAGCAGGATCGGCCGCACCTGTGCCCGCTAGTGGCCTGCCCACTGCCGGGTCGTCAAGCCCTGGGCCATAACGAAGACATGACGGCGGCTTTGGATGAAACCGAGGCCGCTTTAACGGTCTGCGCCGTTCAGGTGCTGGACTGCATTCAAAAACAGGACGCCGCTGCGTCTGTGACGCGTAACGAGGGAGCCAGCAATGCGCAATGATCTGAATGTGACCATCAATGTACCAAGCGGCACCGATCCTGAGGCCTTGGCGGCTTCGATTCGCGAAGCCATCCAAGCCCGCCTGCCAACTCCTATGCCTGTTGAAGCATTCGTTGCTGGTCTACAGCCCGGAGAGGCGTTGTTGTGCAGCGAGCCGGGCCCGCGTGAGCTGCCCGAAGCGATTCATGCGGTTTCGCAAGCGATTCATGCTGTGCGGGACCATAACCATGATGTCGCGCACAGCCTGGCTCAACATCTGAAAGCGCTGGTTGCCGAGCAAGACCGCCGCTTGGTCCCTGCGCCGGTTTGCCATTCGCCTGAGCCAAGTTTGCGCGCCTTGTTCGACCAGATTGGTTCGCGGATTGGTGATGGTCCAACCAAGGATTTCAGCTCGCTCATTGAGCTGTTGGCAGAGCTGGTCTGCGTGGATGGACGTTATGGGGTGGTGACGCAGCGGGATCTGCTGAGCGCGATGCGAGTGCAGGTGAATGCTCTTATGCAAAATGCGCGGGCAATGCTTGAGCCTCGTACCGCTGCCGCCAGTCCCGGTGTTTGATCCTGACGTTTCACAGGGGTGGCTTATGAAGGTGATTCCCAAGCGCACGAACGAAACAGCGGTGCGCTGCCTGCTGGACGGTCCAGCCCTTAATGCCTTGCTGTCCGAGGCGGCTGCCAAGGCTGCCGGGCTGGACCTGACGGCCCATAACGTCAAGGTGGAGCGGGTCGAGGTGAAAGGCGTCGACTACTCACAGCATCGTCGCGAGCCAACCGCCATTGTTGACCTGGTGGTGATTCACGACCCCGAGGCAATGGCCGATTGGGTTGCGGAACACCAGCCGGTCAAGCCGCCGCCCCCTGAGCCGCCGCCAATGCGCTGCCCCGCGCTCAAAAAGGGGTATCGGCCTGACAAAGTTTTTTGGACAGTGGCTCAAATCGTTATTTGGGGCGTGCTGTTTTGCTGGTGTTTGGGAGTTTTCGCCATGAAGTAAGCACAAGGCCTCCCCGGCCGTAAGGGGCGTCCTATCCCTCGACCGCGTAAAGACAGAGGGCGCTTGTTCCGTCGAGAGAATTACGGAGCCGGAGTGCGTCAGTTCGCTGCTGACCCCGTAAGCGGCCGCCGTGCCATCTGAGCGCGGTCCCGACAGCAAGGGACGCCGGAAAACGTAACCGGCCCAATTCAAACAATCAGCGAGGTCGCCCAGTGTTGAGGATATCCACGGAAGGCGCGGCCCTGCTGAGTCGCAAGCTGAGCAGCCTAGAAAAGCGGCAATTGCCGTTCGCCACGGCCACGGCGCTGAACAAGACCGCCGCCCTGGTGGAGCGGGCCGAGGTCGAGGCGATGAAGGCCGTATTCGACCGGCCCACGCGTTGGACCCTGAACAGCCTGTTCATCCGGTACGCCAAGAAAGGGCGGCTGGAGGCTCGGGTGTGGGTCAAAGACTATGCCTCAAAAGGGCAGCCCCCTACACGGTGGCTACTCCCTGAGGTCATGGGTGGCAGGCGCAAGCACAAGGGTAGCGAGGGGTTGTTGGCCGCAAGGGGCATCCTGCCTGCGGGCCAGTTTCTCATGCCGGGCAAGGGGATGAAGCTTGATGCGAGTGGCAACGTAAGTCGCGGACGCATGCAGAAGATCCTTTCGGGCCTCGGTGCCCAGCGTGACAAGTATTCAAACAGTACAGGCAGCAGGCGCAGTCAGGCCAATAGCAAGCGGTTCTTCGTACTGGGAAAAGGTGCCAATGCTGTCGGTATTGCAGAGCGTACAGGCAAGAAGCGGGGTTCGGTGAACATGCTGTTCGCGTTCGGTAAGGACCCGTCGTACTCGTCGTTGTTGGACTTCTTCGGTATCGCCAATCGCGAGGTGCATACCCATCTGCCAGTCGAGGGCGAGAAGGCCATGACGGCTGCTGTGCTGTCCGCGAAATGAGGGGCAAAAAATGCTGAAAATTCCACGAAATTGCTTGCCCTTTTCCCAAAAGGTACTCCCGGGCATACCCCCCCATTGGGGGTAATTCGAGCCCCGCTGTTTCGCTACATATGACCCATTTTTGAATCGAGGTTGTTGTTTAAATCATGACAACCAAGTCCATCACCCAGCAGCCTGGCTGGCTGAACAAGTCGCGCATGGCGGCGAGCCTGGGAATATCCGTGCAAGCCTTTGATAAATGGCGCGTCGAGCCGGTCGCAAGGATCGGCCGAGAGGCGTTCTACGACGCCAAATCGGTGTTGGCTAACCGGCTGAAACATCAGGGCACGAAAGATCAACCTGTCGACGATGAAGGCAATCCGCTCGACCCGCTCATTGAGTACAAGCAGGCGCAACAGAAATTGCGCCTGACCACTGAGCAGGCCGACGCGCAGGCAATGCGAAATCAGGTCAGGGCCAAGAAGCTGGTTCCCGTCGATTTTTGCCTGTTCGCCTTGGGCAAGTTGAGCGCCACGCTCGGCTCAACCCTCGACACCATCCATGTGAAGGTCAAGCGCAAGTGCCCGGATATCGAGCCCCGTCACCTTGAGGCGGTGCAACGCGAGGTGGCCGTTACGCGTAACCAGGCGGTCGAGCTGGCCGACCGTCTACCGGGGTTTTTAGATGAGTTCCTTTCCAAGCTGGATGACGGCCCTGACTGAAAGCATCCGAAAGGGGCTTGATGGGCTCTACAAAGAGCCGCCGTTAACCGCAGTGGAATGGGCCGACGAACATTTCTACATGTCGTCCGAGTCATCGTATCAAGAAGGCAAATGGACCACGGCGTCGTTTCAGGTCGCGATTCTCAACGCGATGGGCAACGACCTGATAGCCGAAGTGAACGTGCTGAAATCGGCACGGGTCGGCTACACCAAGATGCTCATGGCAAACATGGGCTACAAGATCCAGCACAAAAAGCGGAACGTCTTGGCGTGGTGCCCGACTGACGGTGACGCGGACGGCATGATGAAGCGGCACATCGAAGGGATGATCCGCGACGTGCCTGTGCTGAGAGCGTTGGCCCCTTGGTACGGCACCAAGCATCGAGATAATACGCTCGATGAAAAGCGTTTCGATAACGCCAAAATGCTGTGGTGTCTGGGCGGCACGGCTGCCAAGAACTACCGGGAGAAAAGCCCGGACGAAGTGATTTATGACGAGCTGTCGAAGTTCGACGCGGATATCGAGGGTGAGGGTGCCCCGACGATCCTGGGTGACAAGCGCCTGGAAGGGGCCACGTTCAAAAAGTCGATTCGCGGTTCGACCCCCACGACGATTGTTCCGGTCGTTGAGGGTGAAGAAACGTCAGGCGAGGGCTGCCAGATCACGCGGGCGGCGGACGACTCCCCGCACCTGCTGCGCTTCAACATCAAGTGCCCGCATTGCGGCACTGAACAGCATCTGAAATGGGGCGACCCCGAGACGCCGTTCGGTATCAAATGGTCATACGACGACCTTGGTGCTGTCAAAAATGCGTGGTACGCCTGCGAGGGTGGGCTGGGCTGCACGTTTGAATATCACCAAATGATTAGCGCCTCGGTAACCGGCCGCTACATCTGCGAGCGCTCGGGAATCTGGACGCGGGACGGCATGGACTGGTTTACCCGCGCAGACCAGCCGATGAAGCCGCCGCGCTCGGTGACTTTCCACATCTGGACAGCCTATTCAGAGTTCGTGACCTGGGCTGAGGTGGTCAGCGAGTGGGTCAAGATCAAGAAGGATCGGGGCAAGCTCAAGACGTTCATCAACACCACGTTGGGCGAAGCCTGGGAAGAGGATCAGGGCGAGCAGCTGGAGTGGCAGCAGCTCCAAGCGCGCCGCGAGGTGTATCCCGAGGTGCCGGCCTGGGTGGTCGCAATCTTTGGTGGTATCGACACCCAAGACGACCGCTACGAGGGTCGATTCTGGGGTTTTGGGGCCGGCGAAGAATCGTGGCTTATTCACAAGTTCATTCTGCAAGGCGATCCGGCCAGCGTCGAGTTGCGCAAGAAAGTCGGCCTTGAACTGAAAAAACGGTTCGTCCGAGAAGACGGCGTCGTCATGACGCTGGAGCGCGCGTGCTGGGACCAAGGCGGCCACTACTCGGACGAGGTGCGCGAAGAGAGCATCAAACACGGGGTGAACTGGATTATTCCCGTGTTTGGTGCCTCGACCTACGGCAAACCGATTGCGACATGGCCGCGTAAGAAAACAAAGGTCAAAGGCGGCCGGGTCTATCTGGTTGAGGTCGGCACAGATAACGCCAAGGAGCTGATTTACAGCCGCTTGACGATCCAGCCAGACGCGCCCGGTGTGCGTGTGCCTGGCTGCGTTCATTTGCCCGCCAATGATGAGTTGTGCGGCGAGGATGAGTTGCGGCAACTGACCGCAGAGCGGCGCAAGTGGGTGATCGTCAAGCATCGGCGCGTACAGCGCTGGGATGCCGGCGGCCGCCGTAACGAAGCGCTCGACTGTTTTGTCTATGCGCTGGCCGCGTTACGCATCACGCAACAACGCTTCGGCATGAATCTGGACCTGCTGGCCCAGCAACTGCCGTCGGGTGCATGGCACGTTCCGCCTGTTCCCTCTCAAGAAACCCCTGAGCCGGTGCCCCGCGCCGAGCCTGAGCCGCTGTCCGCAGCGGTCCCGGTTCCGCTGGCTGCGCCTGCGCCATTACCTGCACAGCCCGCCGAGTCAGGGGGGTGGTTTGAACCCGGAGGCAACCCATGGCTGTAGATGCCCAAAGGATGATCGACAAGTACCTGGAAGCCGAAGAGGCGGTGCTGTTCGGTCAGGAAACGATGTTCAACGGTCGCAAGGCGGTCATGTCGGATCTGCCGGCAATTCGGGCGGGTCGGCAGGAATGGGAGCAGAAGCTGCGCGCGCAAAACGCGGCAGCGGCGGGGAGCCGGGGTTATTCCTTGGCTGAGTTCCCTTGAACCTGCTGGACAAGGTGCTGGCCCCCCTGTTTCCGGGGATAGTGGCCGAGCGGCTACGGGCACGAAACGTGATTCAGGCGTTTGAGGCGGCCCACGTCAGCCGAACTCACAAGGCGAAAAAGCAGCCGCGCGATGCCAACGTCGCGTTGCAGTATGCGGGCAAGTCGTTGCGCGAACAGAGCCGCAAACTCGACGAAGACCACGACATTGTCACGGGGCTGTTTGACCGCCTGGAGGAACGGGTGGTCGGTGGCTCGGGTATCTCGGTCGAGCCCATTCCGCTGGACTACGCCGGATCGATTCACAAGGAGTTCGCCGCCGAGGTTAAAGGGCAGTGGGCCGAATGGTCGATCAGTCCCGAGGCGTCGGGCGAATTGTCCCGACCCATGATGGAACGTGTGATGTGCCGCACCTGGCTGCGCGACGGCGAATCCCTGGCGCAAGAGCTGCGCGGCAAGGTGCCCAACTATGAGCACTTGCACGCGGTGCCTTATGCGCTGGAGCTGATGGAGCCGGATCTGTTGCCTTGGGACAAGACTGACCTTGCCAAGGGGATTTATCAGGGCATCGAGCGCAATAGCTGGCGACGGGTGAAGGCCTACCACGTCCTTAAGCAGCATCCTGGCGGCGCGTTGGGCATGGCCTTGGCACAGGACACCAAGCGGATTCCGGCCGAACAGATGATCCACGTCGCGTATCGCAAACGCATCGGGCAGAACCGAGGCCAGCCGCTGCTACACGCGGTGATGATGCGTTTGGCAGATATCAAGGATTACGAGGAAAGCGAGCGGGTCGCGGCGCGGATTAGTGCGGCATTGGCGATGTACATCAAAAAGGGGGTTCCCGACGACTACGTGGCCCCGACGCCAGATGCCAACGGCAGGTTGCCAGCGGCGCGCAGTTTTCCGATTGCCCCGGGCATGGTGATTGACACCCTGATGCCGGGTGAAGACGTCGGCATGATCGAAAGCAATCGTCCCAACCCATTCTTGGAAGGCTTCAGGAACGGCCAGTTGAAGGCGGTCGCGGCCGGCGCGCGTGTTGGGTATTCCACCTTGTCGCGTAGCTATGACGGCACGTACTCGGCCCAGCGCCAAGAGCTGGTCGAGTCGCAGTTGGGTTACGACCAGCTACAGCACGACTTTATCGACAGCTGGTGCCGCCGCGTGTACCGCAGCTGGTTGCAGATGGCGATTGTCAGCGGGGTTATCAAAGTGCCCGGCGACGTCGACCCGCGCACGGTCTACGGCGCGATCTATCAAGGGCCGGTCATGCCCTGGATTAACCCCGTACATGAAGCATCGGCGTGGGAGCTGCTGGTTAAGGCGGGCTTTGCCGACGAAGCCGAAGTCGCGCGGGCCAGAGGGCGAAATCCGCAGGAACTCAAGCGGGGCCGCAAGGCTGAGGTGGAGACAAACCGGGAGGA